CCTACAAGTCCGCAGTTAGTTCCAACCTGTGCAAATGCAAAAGTAAAAGGTTGTCCAACAAAACGTTGTGTGAATAACGCTGTATCAGTCCAAACATAAATTGCATCTCTACCTCTTATAGCTCCCATGATCCGTGATCCGTCAGCCAGTCTTTGTGTACCGGCAGTATTGGTTGCTGTAGGTATGTAAGTGTTAATATCTTCTTGGTCCGAGAACCTTACAAACATATCATCTTGTGTTAACGGGTCGCCTATTGTTGTTTCTGTTCCATAAAATACTAAGTGTCTATCAGGAGTAGATACAATCATGTGACGTGATGATGTTGGTGCACCCGATATAATTGTTGCTCTTGTTGTCGTTGCATTTGATAATGAAGAGTCCCATTCAAAACATGCACTGTTGTGTATTAAACAAATAGCCTTGTCTCCAAAATTATCTATAGACCACATACCAGGTTCAATAACTAAATCTCCTGATGCTGCTTCGCCCCACGCAACATAGTCAGTTGAGTTTGTAACTGTTGCACCATCACTATGAGAAGCTGCTGTTGTTCCTGCTACACCTCTTGTACATCCTGTTAAAGTATTAGTGCTGATACCGGTATAAGATATTTCTTCAGAGTCTATTATAATAAAATTAGTTCCTGAGTCCGGTAATTGTGAAGCGTCAGCTACTGTAATACTAGTAACTGCAGCATTGATCGCACCGTCTAAAGTCGTTGTTACTGCTCCTGCATCTTCTCCACCCCAAGACCCTAACCCATAACCAAAACCTTTTGCCTGTACTGCTGGTCCAATGTGATAGTAATGTTGAACTCTAATACCACCAGATGTTGTTGCACCACTACCTGTTTCATTAGAAGGCATTGTAATAGTTAAAGTTGTAGTCGATGGCACACTTGTCACCATAAATTTTTTGTCATCAAAGTCAGATGCACTAAAATTTGAATTAGTTATAGCTGTAAAATTATCTAAAAGAATAATATCATCTTCTTGAATGTTGTGTGCTGAAGGGTAAGTTATAGTAACAGTTGGTGATCCATTGGTCGTGCTAAAAGCATTTGTAAGTGTGGTTGTTGATTTGATAGGATGTATGTCATAAAACACACCACCTGAATAAGCATATAAAATAGAGTTAGTCCCTATAATAGCATACTTTCTACCTAGACTATTTACAAAATGATGAAGACCTCTTGCGGCTCCTGTTAAACTATCTGTACCTAATTGCTTCCAACCACCTATTTTTTCAGGTGTTCCATATCTAAATCTAACATTATCGCAGTCTACCCACTGACCTTCAGCTGTAGTTTCTGAAATTTGTTTATTTATACCTGGCTGGAAACCTATCTTTTGTAACATATTAAATCCTTATATATCTAATTTATCTTATATATTAAATATATAAAGAAGGAAAGAGCCAATATAAGTCTTTAATTAAATCGAATACTCTAAGGATAATACAATTTTTTTATCTACATCCGTATGAGAAGTTTCAAATAAAGCAATATCTTTTTTAAAACAAATGAATTTATTCTCTTTTGCTTTGATTTTATCTCCACCAATTACCTGTATATAGCTATTATTAGTGTTCATAAATAACATAGCTGTAAAAGTTTGATTAGTTATTTTTGATGGTTTTTTTAATTCATATTGAATTATTTTATCAGTTTTTAAATAACAATCTAATCTAGCCGACAATACATTTTTTGGTTTTAGTTTTATTAGTAAGGGTGTCAAAATAGAAGATGAGTAAGGACTACTTACTCTTTCATTATTTACATTTTCAACTAAATCATGAAATAATTTAAATGAATTTAAATCTTTATCCATATACCAAGGAAAATTTATATTTGTTATTTGAGAATAAATATTTATAAAATCTTTATTATAAATAAAATTATTTTGAACTAACATCTTTTGGCTTTTCTCCTTTAATACTAGTTCTAGGTGTTGTTGTTAGTTCTGATGTTTCTTTTTTAAAAAAAGCATTCCACTCTGCAACAATTTTTACTAAATTGTTTCCAAAATGTCTTAAACCTACATCTGATAAATGTATTTTATTTTTTTCTTTAATTATTTTAACTTCATTTTTATCAAAAATAATGTCACATGACCCATCTTCAAACTGTTTAAATTTCATATTATACCTCTTCGATTATCTTTTATTGTCCAGAGAACATTCTGCACTTTTTCCAAGTTCATCAACATAGTGTAAAAAAACTTGAGCATTATAATCTCCTTTAAATTTTTCTCTCCAATGTTCTACTTCACATCCCAAATAAATAACCGCATCTCCTGAATTTAAAATAAAAGGTTTATTGTCCATAAAAATAGGCCATTTAGTTCCATCATTTAATATATTTATAGTTACACTTATTTCACAAGCTTTTCTATCTTTATGTTTATGTAAACAGGCATTATAAGTATACATTCGCCAAAATGAATAAGTGGGTAATAGTTTTTTACCAATTATTTTTTCTATTTTGTTTTTGTACCTAAACATTAAACACTCTGTTATAGTATCAGCATAAAATCCTGTAGGAGCTATATTAACACCCGTATCAAAGTCATGAAGATTAGACCTGTGTTTAATCTCAGTATATATTTTTAATAAATTAATTTCTTCTTTGCTTATAAAATTTTTTACTAATTTATAATTAAAATCTTTACCTATTGTGCCCATGATACCACCGAATATCTTATTCCTTTTGTTACTGGCAAAACAGTATGAGGGTACATAAAATTACTTGGCCATATAACTAATCTATTTTTTTTCTTTTTTATTTTATGTTGTACACCACCGTCTGTTGTAGAAATAACTAAATCTCCGCCTTCATAGTCATCATTAACAAAAAATATACCGCTCCATTGTCTATTATTTTGTGGACATTGATCTATGTGGTATGTGTAAAAAAAATCTTCTTTATATTTTAAAACTTGTAAGTCATATATCATTGGTTGTGGCTGGCCTATTAATGAATTTTTAAAAGATTCCATATATTCATAATACTTTATTGAAAAAAAATGTCTTAAAAGATTAAACCAGTGAACTGTTGTTAAACTTTTACTTGTATTATATAATTCCCAAACATCTGTTTTTCTCGTTTTAGTATCAACCATAACTAAATTTTCAACAATATTTGATCTTTTAGAGGGGTTAACTATTTTTGCAGGTTGAAAATCACGGCTTTGACAAATCTCCAAAAAACTATCTAATACTTCTTCTTTTAATACTGAATCAAAAGTTTTTATATAATCTTGCAGTTTTGTATTTTTTATTTCCATGTTCTTTTTTTCCAAAATGAATTTTTATAAGAATGTAAAACTGATCTTATTGCAAGAAATCTGTTTTCAAGGTTTTCATTATTTTTTTTAGATATAATTTTCATTTTCCAAGAATCTCTTTTAAAAGGAATTACTTGAACATACGGCGTGCCTTGTTTAATTATTGTATCTAATTTTTCGTATTTATCACCATTAATGATAATTGGAAAATTAATTTCAGCTGTAAAAGTATCTGTATCTACAATACCAGGAATAATAGAAAATCTATCATCAGAATTATTTAAAGGAGGTAAAAACAAACATGAATATCCCGGAGGGGTTTTAATAGTCCAAGGGTTTAATATTTTTATATATGAATAACCTTTATTCCTATGATTAAAAGGACACTTTTCTGATAGTTGATCTATACTGTGAGATTCTGTTTCTCCTATATTCATTCGAGCTGCTAAAGTTTTATTTATATCAGTGGTTATATTGCTTGTAAATTTAGAACCTTGTATATCTTCTTTTGTTTCTTGATTAAATAAAAGATGATAATCTATTGGAGTCCTTAAAAGATATCCAGAAGTAAGAGTTTCTAAAAAAGGCTGACAACCTTTAATAGTTTTATATCTAGGATGATGTTCTAAATCCTTAAACCATTGTGGTATGTTTAATTTTATAGGTTCAGGTTTATCTGAATAGTTTTTCAGATAAGTTTCTGAAGCGGAAAATTCTATTATTCTTTCAAACATTTAAATATCTTTATATCTTTATGTACTTATATCTTTGATATAAGTCAACTGCCTTAATATAAATTAAGGTATTTGTAAAGTACTATAATATGTTATTGAATTATCTTCGCAATATTTTTCCCAACGTTTATTTATAGGGTAAGATAAAGAACTAGAATCAAAACTTTGTAAATATTCTTTATAGCTTGTTATGCCGGGTGCCATAGCATTTGATGGATTATTTTTTAAAAAATTATCTATATATTTAATAGTATCAGAAATACAAGATTCTATTTGTTCTTGTGTTTGCGTTATACCTTCTGTTGGGTTATCTACAAAATTTAAAGTAGAACCATCATATGTTACTTCTTTTTGATTAGATTTAATTGCAATAAAATCAGAATCAGATATTTCTACACTTACAGCTATATTTGATAAATTTAATGAATTTTTATCATTTTCATTTGCTGCAATTTTATAAAGATTATTATTTTCAAAAATTAAATACGCCATTTTTATCCTTAATCTGCAATCGCCTCGTTATCAAATAATGTTAAAAGACCTCCAGTGCCAGAATTAGCATTAGAACCTCCGCCTCCTCCATTACCACCATCCATTAAATTTTTTCCATTACCGTATTGAAAATCAAAATCAAGTCCACTAATCGTAGCTCCTGGTGCATTACCAGCTGCTCCAGTTGCTCCAGGGTCTCCAGTTCCAGGACCAAGTGCACCTGTGGCTCCACCATTAACTGTAAATAAATTGGTTACATTTGTTGCACCACCTGAAGAGTTAGCACCGCCACCTCCTCCTACTGCGTAGGACACAGGAGTTCCTCCTGTTACATTTCCTTTATAAAAAGCATAAGCTCCATTACCACCCGATCCACCTGGAGCTGGACTATTGTTATTTCTTCCTCCTGCACCACCAGAACCAGCATAAGCATAATATTTTGTAACATCTGCTGGGGGTGCGTAAGTCCCTGAAGCAGGACCTAGTTTTATAAGTTGTGGAACAAACCCTCCGCCTCCAGATGATCCAGAAGCAGCTGCTATAACTCTTCCAGAACTATCTATTGTAACATCTGCTGTTGTAAAACTACCTTTTGCAGGTTTAATTATTTTTGGCATTTATCCTCCTAGTCTACCATTTCTACATAAGAAACATGAAAAGCTAAATCGTTAGCAGCTCCTGCTGTTACGGCGATTAAGTCTGTTTCGTCTAAGTAGATAGGTCTTGAAATTAAATCTAATGTTGAATCTGCAGGCACTGAAATTGTACTTGCAATTTTATAATAAGTTGAACCATTGTCATTACTAATTTCTACTGTTGCATCAACAGCATTAGTTCCATCAATGTTTGCTAATAATATTGTATCAATTCTTACTGCAGTTTCTGCAGGGACATCAATCATAGTAGTTCTGTTAGTATCAGATAAACTACCCATAGCATTCTTTGGTGTGATTGTTGCTATATTAACTAAATTTGGTGTTGCCATTTTTTATTCTCCTTTGATATTAATACCCGAAAACCATGGAGAAGACAAGTCCTTTTCCATCCGTAGTTACAGTTTGTGTTGAGCTTGATGTTGCGTTAGTTACTTTTGTTCTACCTGTTCCGTCTGGAGCTATTGTTATATCTCCATTTGCGGCATCTGTAAGAGTAACTGTTCCAGCATTTGTTCCTTCATTTGTATTTAAAATTAAATCAGCTGCACCACCTGTTGTTACAGTTAATGTTCCAGCGCCATTTGAAACTATTTTAGCTGCTGCTCCAGAGTCTCCAACTTGAACTGTATCTGCACTTAAAACAACATCTCCAGTTCCATTTGGAACTATAGAAACATCTGCATTACTTGTAGATGTGATTGTGTTTCCATTAACATCTAAATTACCGCCAAGTTGAGGTGTAGTATCTTCTACTACTGAAGATATTCCAGTTCCAATTGCTAGTGTATCTATATCAGGATTAGTTCCATCGTTTGCTGTAGCAAATACAATTTTATCACCTTTGTCTGTAGCTGAAAAAGTAAAAGAATCTCCTGATCCAGAAGCATATTTAAATTGTACAGTGTGTGATCCTGAAGTTGAATTTCTTAAAAAATAAAAAGTTTGAACATCTAAAGGTATTGTTACAATTTGGTTTCCAGATATTGTACCTGTGAATTCTATCATTCTGTGAGATAAAACTGCACCTGTTGATCCATCAGAAACTGAAAGAGCTGTAGTTTGTGCACCACCAGCTATGTCTTGTGTAACAAATCCACCAGAAATTTGTTCGAAAATTTGTAAATTAGTATTTGTTTTTGTTCCCCATGTACCGGCGTTTTCACCAGTTGCTTGAAGTTCTATACCTAGCGGTGTGTATGTTGATGCCATAATTTTTATCTCCTATGCGACGTCACTATAACTTGTATTTGATCCTGTTGCAACAGAAGAATAACTACTATTTGATCCTGCTGCAACACTTGTATATGATGTATTTGAGCCTGTGTCAATATTTTGATAAGCTTGAATAAATATGTCTCCAACACTTGCTGTTGAAGAAACTCCTGTTAGCCCCATTACATCTGCAGGAGATATTGATCCTACAGAATTTGTTGAAGAAACTCCTGTTAATCCCATAACATCAGCAGGTGTTATTGAACCTACTGCAGAAGTTGCAGAAAGTCCTGTTGGTAAAATAGTAGGATTTGAGGTAATAGTTAATTCATCTAAACTTATTGTTGCGGAAACTCCTGTTATTCCAAATGCTAAATCAGGAGGTGTTATTGAACCTACTGAAGAAGTCATAGCTTGACCTGTTAGTCCTATTACATCCGAAACAGTTACAGAACCAACTGATGTTGTTGCAGAAACTCCCGTAGGTTCTACAGTTACGTTTCCAATCATTGTAGCTGATCCAATACTAGCTGTTGAAGAAACTCCTGTTAATCCCATAACATCTGCAGGAGCTATTGATCCAACACTAGCTGCTGCTTGAGTTCCTATAGTAGCAACTACAACTTTATTAAATGAATCTCCATAAGGTTCTTCACCCCAACCATTTCTACCCCAACCAACTGCAGTTCCAACGCTAGCCAACTCACCTATTGCCGAAGTTGCAACTTGACCTGTTAAAAGCATTACATCTGCTGGAGAAAGCTCCCCAACACTTGCTGTTGAAGAAACTCCTGTTAACTCAGCTATTGTTGTTGGTGTGCCTGTTGCAGTTCCTTGAGAAATAGTAGAAGATACACCTGTCGGTTCAACAGAGTAATTAACTCCCCAACCTGAGTTACTCCATTGTTGTCTACCCCAACCTGATGTATTGAATGCTTCTGTTGATCCAAGTGAAGTGGTTGCTGAAAGACCAGAAATAGAAACTGTAACTACATCATCTTGCCATTCATTTGATCCCCAAGTGTTATTACCCCAGGTTGATGCCATAAGGAGGTCCTCCTTACGCTATACGAATGATTGCGTTACTTGCGTCTGCTGTTGGAAATTGAATTGTGAAAGTTCCACTAGTTA